GAGGCATAAATCCTCGCATATAATCTACAGCCTTCATTCCTCTAAATCTATTTCTTTCATCAGCATCATACGCAGCATCTATACCACGTTGCTTCATTCCTCTGGCTGCTTCGTCAAAGCCCATTAATTCGCTTCTTTCATCTCTGCCCATTTGTTGATACATGCCACCAAGTCCGCCCATTTCTCTGCCGTAGTCGGTGTAATCTCTTGTAAGGCCGCCAATATCTCCAGATATACTTCTCATATCTCCAGCACCAGTTCTTGCTATGTCGCCTCTTCTGGCGCCTAAGCCCATCATGTCACCAGCAAATCCTCTTCTAGCACCTAACATATCTCTGCCTAATCCAGATTCAAATCCAGCAGCTCTTTCTAATGCGCCTCTGCCAAATCTTGATTCATCTATAGCTCTGCCTTGAGCTGTATCAAAACCTCTAGAACGTATACTAGATAAAGCTTCACCTAAACCTCTACCTAAAGCAGCTCTTCTTTCTTCAGCTCCAAGCTTAGCTCTAGAACCAAAAGCAGATTGACCGCCTGATTGAATGTCTCTTGCTCTTTGGCCTATGTCGGCTATCTCGCCTTGTTTGAATACGTCATCTATTGTTTGTTGTACAACTTGATTTTCAAATGGATTGTTGTAAGCAGCTGTAGAACGTGGATCAAAGCCTTGCAAAGAAGCTCTTTGAAAGTCTCTAGCTGATGGTCCTTGTCTACCAAAGCTGGACATTAAATCTCCCATACCCATTCCATACTGTTGCTCTGCTTGGGATAAATATGGTTGTTGCATTTGACCAGCTCTTCTATAACCTTCTGTAGCTTCATCAAGCAATCCTCTTCTTTCTCCTATAGTTCCCATCCCTTGTAGCAAAGTATTTTTTTGAAAGTCTAAATAAGGTTTATATCCACCAATTCCAGCATAAGCAGATTCCATTGCTCTGTTGGCAAATGGAGAAAACCCTGCTACACCTCTAGGATCAAATCTTCTGCCATAAGCTGCTTCTGCAGCTCTTCTGCCTTCACTTAATATACCTTCGTAATCTGGACTGCCGAAATAAAATTCTCTTAAACGAGGATCGCTTATTTGTTGGTTTTTTTTAATCCCTGTTACTATCGGGTTTACTGTATCTGCCATTAGATTGCCTCAAATATGTCCATCAGTTCACGCATATTTTCTACACCTTTCTTACGAGATGATTTGCCGCCTGATATTAATTCTATTCCTGATTTTGTTTTGTTTAAGTTAAAAGCGCCTGCACCTTTAGTTGCAGCAGCAGTCATTACAAACTCACCATCGCTTAACATTGCTGGTATGTCATCCGAAGTGCCAGTCCCAGGGCCTGCTGATTCTCCACCATCACGCATATCTAATTCTCTTACTGCTGCTATACCGCCTTTATTAAAGTATTGCCTGTCAATTGGGCCACCCATAGCAGCAAAGACTTCAGGTGAGAAAGACTTAGGAGCTGCTGAAAGACCAAACTCTTCTCTAGTTCCGCCTGTGCCTAAAGTATTGGCCATTGAATATCTGCCAAGCGCATCCATTGTTACTTCTGGAGTCTGTGATAATCCACCTGCTCTTTCTTCGGCTGATTTTTTCGTAGCTTTACCTAAAGCTAAGGCTAGAGCAAACATTTTAGGATCCATGCCTCCACCTTGATTATTGCCTCCAAGAAGACTTCCTAAACCTCCACCACCAAATATTTTTTCAAGAAAGCTGCCGCCTCCTCCTTTACTTAAATTTGATAATGCACTTCCTACAATATTTCCAGAATTATCCATTATTCCTGCTTCTTTTAATTCCCCAGCTGTAAAAGTTTCACCAGTAACAGAATCTACATATAAGCCTGTAGGATTTCCTGCTTCATCATATTGCATTTCAACACCAGGCTGTTGACCACCCATACCACTAAACAAGCTACCTATACCTGATCTTATTGATGGACCTATAGTTCCTCCAAAAATACCTTTTTTTCCAACAGCAGGGTTAAAGAAATTTTTTAAACGAGAAAATCTGCCAGTTGCTGCTCCACCAGCTGCGCCTGCACCACCAGCTGCGCCTGCTCCAGTCATAAAATTAAATCCTGTAGATAAAGCTCCACCAACTCCAGGTATTGCTTTTAACAGTCCGCTAACAGCTGGTCCTAATCCTGGTATAAACATACTTGCTACACCCAATACAGGTGCTGCTTTCTTAGCTACTTTTTTAACTGACTTAAATGTTTTCTTAAGCCAACCAAATTCAGGTTGACCTGTGATTGGATTAATGGACATGCCATTACCAACAGTATATTCATTCGGAGAAAGGCCTGCTGCCTTCATCTCTTGCTCTATGCGTTGTCTTGTTTCTTGGGATATAACAGGTGGTACTACCATTTCGCCTTGAGCGACGTGAGCCATATACTGATCTTCGTCTCTACCTAAGCTTGCTATTCCTTGTCCTGAGTTGTCTATTCTATTCATATTACAATTTTACCCTTAATTCGCTTCGCTGTTAATATCTTCTTCTATAGATGTTAACCAAAAAACCAACAAATATCTATCTCCTTCCTCTACTGCTAGTCCTCTGTGCATGTGTGTGTAACTAGGAAATATTAGTCCGCTACCTGTAGGTAATGGCTCTATAACTCCTTTATTTAAAAATTCTGTGCCTCCGCCCTTGTAATCTCCTGTGTTTAAAGGGACTACAATACTAACATCTGAGCTGGCGTCATGGTGCCAAGCTCCTTGTTTTTTATTCTTTAAGTTGTAGTTAGCTATCTGTATATTGCCGCCTGTAACATGACGATTCCATATACTTAGTAAGATTGGATTAATAAGTGAATTAACTACGTGCATCAATGAATCGTAGAGTTCTGGGCATTTTTCACTAAGAACTATCTCTGGTATCTGTCTTAGTTCATCTTCTTCTGGATTAGGTACAAATGAAAAAGATTTTGTCATATTATCTATTTCATCTAAAAGTATTGTACAAAACTTTTTTGAAAACAAAGGAACTGTATAAACATCTTGTAAAGGTTGCTTGACAATATCTTGTAGTGGTAATTCTTCTGGATCGCCTAGACCTTGGCTTTTGTAAAATTTAATTATATTTGGAAGTGATGCTTTTGCTTTTTCTAAAGTATCTTGGTCAACAAACCAATCAGCAGGAAATCCAAGCAACAAGTTTTTTAACTTGTATTCTTCTTGTTCTATTACTTGTTTTGCCAACATATAAAAATATCCTAAAATCTAGGTTACTGTTACATTTACTGCTATATTGCCCTTTGTTATAACAGAAACAGCACCTAAAGAAGCTGTAGCTTTAAAACCATTATTGGGTGTATTAGGAGTATGTAACTGAGTCCAGCTGTTTCCTATGTAAACTTGCAACACGCCTTGAGAAGTATTCCAAATTACATCACCTTCTAAAAAGTTTAATTGCGCAATCTCTGTTTCGTTGAACTGCGGCGTTCGATTTGGATCGAACTGTCCTAAGTTTAACTCAAGAATCCTAACTAATCTATTAAAAATTTCAGCAGACATCTCTCCCTGAGCAAGCGGGAGGCTGGTTGGTAGTAATTTTGCCATTATCTTCTGCCGTCTGGTTTAATATCTAACCTAGTAGCTCCTAGTCTCCATCCTACGTTATCGTTACCATCTGAATCGTCATCTGACTCTACTCTAAATACAGCTTGACGACTTCTTGCTCTAAGACTTATTTGTCCAGTTGATGATCCTACAGAGGATGTAGAGCTGGTTGACAAAGATTCTCCAGGATTGTTTCTAGTTTTTATAACAAGATTTACCTTACCTGAATCTGAATTAGCTAAGAATTTTAAATCTGGGAACATTCTTTGTATGTAAGCAAATTGTTCGCCTTCACCAACTTCAAAATCTGAACTTTCTATAAATACGTTAGTCATAGGGTTGCCATCATCGTTAAACCCGTCTTCTTGTTCAAACAAGTAACCGTTGTAAGTAGCTCTAGGATAGTCTTCAATACCACTATCTAACCAAGCATGTCTTTCTAATTGTCCGTAATACCAAACATTATCTTCGTAGTTATAGATAACGTATCTATCTATTTCTGTTGCGCTTGAAGAGCAATAAAACCATCCTACCTCAGATTTTTCAGTAATCGTGAAAGCATGTACTTTAAAGGATTGTTCGTAATTTATATCTCCAAATACATAATTATGAACGTTGCAAGGTAATTTTTGTACGCTACCTGTGTAAGAATAAAAATTAGTTGAAGACATCCAATAAATAGCTTGTGCTGAAGTAACAACAGCTTTAGGCCCTATAAGACCAGTACCTTCATTAATTAGGTTAACCGCAAATGTAAAAGGTGGCCCAACAAATTGCATACTATACAAAGCAGTATCAGTCCAAATAAGTATTTCTTGTCTAGATTTAGTAGCACCAATAATAGAAGAACCAGAAGATAACCTTAAATCTCCAGCAGTATTAGTAATCAATGGTTGAAACTCTAAATCATTTTCTTGGTCACTAAAAGATATAAGCATAGGATCTATAGTTCCTGTCCTTGCTCCACCTGATACTGGATCTGAACCTAATACAATTAAATGCCTATCTTTTTCAGAGGTAATAACTTGTAAGCCTACTGTTGGTACTAAATTAGCTCCAGAAATAGCTGAAAGATTTAAAGCTCTTGTTTCTAAACCATTATTTTCTACCCATCTATAAACACCTCCAGCCCTAGGATTTATTATAAGATTTTCTCCAAAATGGTCATGTGTCCAAAGTCTTAGCTGGTTAGTAGCAGATAGTGCTGTAGTAGAGCCAAAAGTACCTTCTCCCCAAGTTCCAGAACTCCATCCAGTACCAGTTATATATACATCCAAGCCTACATTTATTTGATAAACTCCATCTACTGCGGAGCCTCCGTTACCAGAATCAGAGCTGTTGGCCGTAACAATACTACCGCTAGTATCTTTTGCAACAAATGTATAGGTGTTGGTTGTAATAGAAGTAATCTGATACTCTTGGTTTAAAACATTTGCTGTTATTAAACCTCCTAAACTTACAGCGTCTGAGAAAGTAACAAAATCATTTAATACTGCACCATGAGCATTATCAGTAGCTGTTATAGTAGAGCTGCCATTAGTAGCAGAAAAAGTAACGCCATTAGTCGTAGTCTTTCGTATGGGGGTAACATCTGAGTAACTATCTCCTTCTCTTATATAATATTTAAAAGTAGTGCCTAAACCCAAATATTTTGTACCTCCTAAAGAAGTCCAAGCGTGTAAAGCCCTACCAGTTCCTAAATAAGAATTTGATCCATCTTTAGACCAACCTCCAAACTTTTCTGGCCTGCCTTTTCTAAAACGTACAAGATTTACATCAAACCAACCGCCTGTATTATCGTATTCAGTTCCTTCTCTGTTTATACCTGGATTAAATAAAATCTTGCTAAGAGGCATTTTTTATACATGCTCCCAGTCTTTACCTTCAAATAGCAAAGCTTCAGCCTCTCTACGTCTTATAAGGCCTTGTAAAACTTTTCCGCCAGCTTTGTTCCAGCGCTTAATTTGGTTTGGGACATCTTCCCAATCTTTATTGTTAATTTTCTGTAATAAAGTTGATGAATTAAAGTTTGATGGCCCAAGATTAAATACCCAAGCAACTAACGCATCAAATTCATTTTGTTTAAGATCTGTTTTAACCATATCATTTATATATCCTTCATACTCTTCCATTTCGTGAATTAATAAATCTTCTGCTTCTTGTGTAGTTATGCACATTCCACCATGTACAGGCTTTCCTTCATATTTTGTAGAGCCATATCCAATTGTCCAAACTCCTGCTGCGCATTTATAACTTACTGCATGTCCATTTTCTACTGGACAACCTTCAAACTTTTTTATAAGTGATAAACCTTCTTGTGAAATTTTCATGTTAGTAATCTCCCCATACTTTAACTTTTTTACCACCTTCGTAGGCAACTGCGTGCCCTTCATCAATAAGCATTTGACAAATATCTTCGCCATCTTTTGTATAAGGGATGCCCAATATTCTGCCATACTTACCTTTTCCAAGTGATTTTATTTTCAATTTGCCAACACAAAGTTCTTTTAGTCTTTCTTTTGCAGCAAGCCCTAGTTTTTTTTCTGCTAGATCTCTTGTGCGTGACTCTGGTGTGTCAATGCCTGCTAATCTAACTCTTTGTTTATGTAGCTTAACGTCAAATCCTAAATCTAGAATACAATCAAAGGTATCGCCATCAACAATTCTATCTAATGTCGCGTTGTAAACAAAAGCATCTGGTGCGTTTGCCATTTATTTCTCCTTTGCTTTACCTATATTTAAAGCCAACATATCAATAAATTTGTATAGTTTGCCAACCCAAACGTCGTCTTTAGGTGTAGAAGTAGATGCTGCAATTAAGCTTGAAACAGTTACTATTGTTGTAATCCAAACTACTATATTAGTTAAAAAATCCATATTTTTCTCCTTTGTGAAAATTAATGGTCTATTGATTTTAGCAGATTATTCGTCTGGTTTGTCAATTGTTACCTTTCTATAGTAAACAACTACTTCTTTAAGTTCATTTATGTAACGTTTTAACTCTTGCATGTTATAAGCCATAAGCTCGTAATCTGGAATAGACATGGCTACAAATACTAATTGGCCTTGATCTTTTTCTACTCTTTCTAAAAACTCTTCAATGTTTTTATCAGATACTACATACCAATAGGGTTCTTTAAGATCTATCTCCCTAGGCATTATAGGTTGAACTATAGTTCTTTCTACAGGCTTGGTTAAAACTTCTATTTGTTTAGTCGGAATCAGGCTGCAACTGCAAGCCATCATCAAGATCATCAATGTTGCGACTGTCTTCTTCAATGCTATCAAATACATTTTTCGTTCCTTTGTTTACCCTGGGTTCAATAAGTCCAGGCTTAGCTGCTGCTAATTTAGTTAAATCATGCCTTTTAAATATGTCAAGGTACCTTGTCATTTCTTGTTGTATCTCTTGATTACGGCCTTGAAGCTCTAACAAACTGGTAGCTTGCAAAGCAAAATCTTTTTTTATGGTAGCAATAGTTTCTTTTTGTGTTTCTACAGCGCCTTCTAAAACTTGATTATTAGTTTTAAGAGTAATATTTTCATTGTAAAGCCAATAAGAACTAAGTCCTAAAACCAATATAATACCTATTAATACTTGTTGCATTATAATTCCTCAATAATGTAATTAAGTCCACCAGAGCTGCGATACTCTATTTCCCTGCCTTCTTCATTGCGAAATTTTAAGTGGTTTTCTTTTTGGACTATAATTTTTTTTGTAATGTGAATGGTGTCATCTGAATCACCGTACTCTTTATTAAAAGATACAGTAATTTGATATCTAATTTTAAATTTATTCCATATCCATTTAAAGATTAATAACAGAACATTTTTAAATTTACTCATTTTAATTCCAAGTATAGACTTTAAGAGCTTTTGCCTTTCCTTTAACTTTTAAGTCTTCTAAAGATTTTAACTTAAAACTACAACTTTTGGCAGTCTCATGTCCTATAAGAAAATCAACACCTGCTTCTTTAGTTCCAGACTCAAGACGTGCTGCTACATTTACGCAGTCACCAATCGCCGTATAATCAAATCTATTATCTGAACCCATATTGCCTATAACTGCAAAGCCTGTGTTTACACCAACGCCTATTTCTATACCTAAACCAGATAGCTTTACTTCATCTTGTATTTCTTTAGCGCAAAGAATTGCAGCGTCTTCGTGATTATCTAAGTCTATAGGAGCATTAAATATGGCCATCATTGCGTCACCAATATATTTATCTACCATTCCCTCATATTTTTTTACAGCGTTAGCTTGAATGGTTAGAGCTTTGTTCATAATCTCTGTTACTTCTTCTGGTTCTAATTGTTCTGACAAAGAAGTAAAGCCTCTAACATCTGTAAATAAAAATGTGCATCTTCTTCTTTCGCCACCAAGTTTTAAAAGCTCGGGGTTGTCTTGCAATTGTTTAACTTGCCTCGGATCAAGATAATGCTCAAATTGTTTTTTGATTAATTGGCGTAATTTAAACTGTTTTCTAAAGTTTAGATAAAAAGCAATAGCCCCAGTTATGAACTGTGAGATAAAAGTCCATGAAAAATCTATTAAATAACCTTTTTGGATGCTAAAAAAGCCTGAGAGCGCCGTAGTCACAAGCAAAATTACAGCAACACTTACACCCTTGGTTATACCAAAAGAGTTTATTGAGAGCCATGTGAGAGTAACAAATATCCCAAAAATTAAAATTTCTAAAGCTATTGAAAAATCTGGTATATGTGGAGAGTTTTCTATAAGAATTGACTCAGATAATGCTGCTTGAATCTTATGTGGCTCTAATAATCCAGATGGAGTTGCAATCTGTGGCATAATTCCATTTGCAGTAACACCAATAAATACAAATTTACCTGCTACATCCATTTCTTCTAAAGTTGTTTGCGGTGTATCTACCCAACTTATCCACTTGCGGCCATAATTATCTACAGGTATTGGAGCTAAACCTTTTATCACTATTTCTTCTAATCCATTATTATTAGTTTTTATAATGTATGTATTAGATCCTGCAAGTATTTTTAACACCTGCGTTCCAAATGCAGGAGACCAACCTTCAGGCGTCTTCATTAGTAATGGTATTCTTCTAACCAAGTTGTCTATATCAACTGGTGCAGATGCAATTCCTTGCGTAGCTTCTGCTTTTAATACATCTATATTCTCAACAATACCAGGTGACATATATCCACCTACGTCATCTCCAAGTATGACAGTTCCTGTAGTTGGCGGATAAGAACCGCTAGGACTTTCAAACATAGCTAGAACACTTGGTCTAAGCTCAAGAGCTGTTGCAAAGAACTTATCTCCGCCAAACCTATCTGGCTCACTAAAAGATACTACCCAGCCAACACCTATAGCACCTTCAGCTAAAATATCTAATTGTATCTGCGCTAAATCTTTTCTAGGAAATGGCCATCCTCCTCTTTTGCGAACATCATCTTCTGTGATATTAAGAGTGGTAAAGTAGCCAGATGGTTCTTGCTCTGCAACGTAAGCATCAAATATTTTTAGTTTAAGTATTTCTGTAGGCGTGCTTTGAAACACCAAAGGCAAGCTTAGTATTATAAGTATGGGTAATAATAGCTTATTCACTTTGCGTTATGGTTATATTAGAATCACCACCACCGTTAATCTTAACTACATTAGATACTCCATCCTGGATAATAATAAGTGTATAAGAGCCATTGCCGTTTAAATCTAATCTAACCGAATCATTTACTTTTCTTCTTAGACTTATTATATCACCTTGAACTAGGGTAGTTATTTGGGTATCTGGATCTTGTCCTATTCTAGTACCTGTTAAATTAATACCGCCTGCATCTGCTAATACATCTTCCTCTTCACCAATAGCCAAAGAATCTAATACATTAAGCAAGTCTTCTAAAAAGTTAGTATCAAGGTAGTTAATATCAAGCTCTGTAAACTCTAGCTCATCTTCTCCCAAGAAGTCTTCATCAAGATAGTCTATATCAAGATCATTAAAATCTAGTATGTTTGCTTTAGCGTTTTGTGATACTTCTTCAGTAAGAGTAGTTTGTCGTTTAGGCGACGTAACAATAAGCATGTTATCTATAATGTCTAATGTTAAATCTAGTATGACTGGTTTACTTGGCTTAGATTCAAAGACGCTTACAGTAGTAGCTTCAAATGGCTTATTAAGTATGACACTTCCCATAGCTGTAACTACTTCTATTTCACCACTAGATAAACCTAAAGCATCTGGTAGCAGTATAATAAGTGACCTGCCTAATTCGTCTACTGTGGCTGTAAAATCTGTGCCTCTTATAGCTATATTAGCTGTAGGAGTTTTAAGTGATATATTTTGTTTATCTATTTTGCCTAAGTTACCTGTAATGAACCTAGCTGTACCAAGCCCAAAGGTAAGGGCCATCTTTGCTTTGCTTGGGTCTGGATCATAGATGTATTCATCTATAGTTAGTTGTGAGTGTTCAGTTAGTTTTACTGTTGAGTCATCAAGGAATGTAATGGCCATACGACCATTAGTAGTAACAGCTTCATCGTTGCTTTGAATTGCAAAGTCTACTTCTGCAATAAATGGCTCGTCTCTTACAATCTGTGCTGAACCATTAAGTTCAGATATCCCACCAATATCAGCAGCTAGTGCTTGTTCCTTGGTCGTTTTGGATAATGCAAACTGTGGAAGCAGCATTGCCACCAATACTAATAACTTTAAGCCAGTCATTATCTTGTGTGCTTAACTGTTGTATGTTGAATGTTCTTTGTCCACCTGTGTGATCTAACCAAAAGTAGCCTCCTGCTGATGCTGTGACACCTGCACCAGTATAATTAACTGTGTTATCTGAACCGTCTATGTCCATGTAGTTTGTAGCACCGTCAATATTAATATTAGATACAACCGTGTTGTTAGAACCCTGGATAATCCAGTCTAAATCCAAAGTAGCTGCTAAAGCAGTTGTGCCTTGGTTAAGTGTAAAGGTATTGCTTGAACCAGTAACAGCGATGTTTTGATTAGAAGAATCAGCACCATAAGTATTAGTAGGGTCAACTTGAATAGTAAACGTATTTGTATTACCAGTAAAATTGTATAAAGCAGTAAAGTTATCTGCCCATATATCACCAAGAAACTTGTTAGTATTACCAATCATATTAATATCAATAGTCATACTAGTACCGTCAATATCAAATGCTGTAAGGCTTCCTGCCGATGAACTAAGTCCACCAATGATGTTAGAGATACCTAGCTGCTCAATGTCTAAATTAAGTGTAGTACCGCTTTGATCTAAATATATTTCGTTATCAGCCGCGTATAGCGAGACAGTCATCATTATCGCAAGTAGGCTTTTTAATTTGTATTTCTGCATGTTTCCAAAATCCCCTATCGTAACCGATAGTAATAAGTTCTAATACTGCTCCCTCAATAGCTTTCATTAATGCTATTGTTGTTGATTCATTCCGCGAGTTGCCTAGTTCTATTTCTACCAACTCGGTGCCCATCTCAATAAATTTAAAAACATCTTCTGACTTACCATAACTAAATATGGTTTTCTGGCTTAATACTTCTATAAGTATTTCACCAGTTGCGACAGATACCATTCTTAAACTTACTGTAATGTTATCTTCTCTATACTGAATACTGGTGCCTATCCCTAGATAACGAGCGCCCATTCCTCCAGTTGTCAAGTTACTATCATAACTTATGACAGCTCCTTCTAGCAAGACACCAGCAAAGAGCAAAGGTGAGAGCTTCTTTTTTTTCTCTTCATCTGTAGCAAATTGTTCTCTAGCAGATCGTATAAGCTGTCTTTCTTTTGTAAGATTATCTAAACCAACTCTTTCAACAACTCTAAAAAACTCACCTTTACCTGCGTGCTTTAAAGCCCTTATAAGTAATGTATTTGGTGATTGGGTTATGGCTGTAGAGAATAAAGCAAACTCACTATTGCTTTTTCTTTGGCCTGTTTGATCTGTAAATGCAGAAGGATATACAGCAACAACAGGACTAACTAATGGTGGTTTAACATCCAATAAATATTGTGATTGTAATTCATCTATTCGCACCACATCATTTGCTTTAAATCTTTGTTCGTATGTATCAGCATACTGGTCAAAGATAGAGCAACTAGAAAGTGAAGCTACCAATAGGAATTGTAATAACCGTAACTGTACCATCTGCTTCCGTTATCCTAAGTGTTAAAAAATCTCCGTCTGTACTATATTCTATCGTATTGCCTTCTAAAGAAATAACTCCAGAATCAGAAGGAGTCTCACCAAATAAATTAGCTATAAGTTGTCGGCTAAGTTCTGCATAAACACGTGATTCAAAGTTACGAATAAACCTTTGAACTGTGCTGTTTTCTTTATCTCTTTCTGCTTCTTCTATAGCGGCCTTTAGCTCATCTTTAATTGTTTGACGCCTATTAAACTCTTGGTTTTCAATCGTCAGATAATGCGAGCTAGTATTAATACCATTAAATGATGGTGATTTAAACTTGTGAGTTATTTGATCTGCTTGAACATTTACACTAATAACTCCTGCTATTAATATAATTCCTACAATAATAATTATTTTTTGTAAAAAATTTTGTTCTTCTCTAGCTTTTTTGCTTAGAACTTTCTTTGCCATTTTCTTTCTCCTGGTTATCTCTTAATTCAATAACCGTGTCCAACTTTTGTTGTAGTCTTATAATATCATTATCTAAAACCCTAATTCTGTCAATTAAAGCTATAAGCGTAACAGAGGCTTCAGATAATTTTTTTTTGATGTTGTTAGTTATAAATCCCCATATAAAGTAAATCATATAAAGTAAACCAACAGTAGCTACTATAGGAAAACCATATTCTGATATAGCTTGTGCAATATCCATTAGTCTCTTCTGGCGTCTTCTTTGCCGTCAGCTCTAGCTATTCTATTAAGATCAGGGCGTATGCCTAATACTACACACATAGTTGCATCTATTCTTATCATGTCGTGATTCATGGTTTTAACTCTGTTATCAAGGGATGAGACAATGCCATGAATAGAATTGACTTGGCCAACAACAGATTCAAGTATGTATTTGATAGTTAGGAATATAAAAAAGCCACCGATCATAGCCATAGCTATAGGAAAACCTACTTCAGCTATTAAACCAAAGACTTCGCCCATTTATTACTGGCTATTGATTTTATCTTTAGCTGTTCCTGCATAGAGTCCAAACCAGGCTGCACCTGCTCCTACTACTACTGAAATCAAGCCTGACTGTTCAAATGTTGGTGCTGGCAGTTCCATAAACCATATTGTACATTTGTAGAGTAGTATGATGTATACACTTAAAAATGCTCTTGGGAATATTCTCCAGGCATCAATCATGTTAGACAGCCATATCCATTTTTGCCATGGATTATCAGGAGCCTTGTCGTTCTCTAGCTCCATGATTTTTTGTTTAAGCTCGCCAATCTCTGAAACCATTGACATGAATTTACTAAGGTCTATTTCAACCTCATTGCGGCTCATGTCTCCACTAAACTTATCACTAACATCATTCATTATAAAAACCTCGCTAATACTATGCTTGCTACTATAAAAGGATAGACGGCCCAAATCATATTTTCTAATTTATCAAATCTTTTAGATCCATCTTCCAATCTTTTATCAATGCTTTTATACAAAGCTTTACACTCTCTTTCGTGAGATTCTATTGCATTTAAAGCATCTTTAACAGTAGTCATTATTTTTTCTTTTTAGATTTTTTCTTTGGAGCCTTTCCACCTACCCAGGCTTCGTTTACATTTAAAGTAGATTTATCATCTGCTACAAACTTACCCTTTTTTGTTCTAGCTCTTTTAGCTTTAACAACAGGTGTTTTTTTAATTATTTTAGGCTCAATAACTTTTTCTATTTCTTTTGGTGGAGGTGTTATAAACCAAACAAATTTTTGCCAAAGAGTCATGTTATTTCTCCTCTACTTCTTCTTCAATTATTTCATCAGCTATTTTTTTAGTGCTTGATATAAAAGCATTTCTAAATACAGATGTACTTGCTCTTACTTGATCTAATTGAAAATTAAGGTTTCTTTCTTTATTTGCAAGATCTAATAATTGTTGTTGCAAATATTTTTGCTCATCAGTCATATCAGATTCTTTTAATTCTACATCATCAATTAAGACAACATTTTCTTCTTTTTTGACAGTTTCTTTATTGGCCATAATATCCTCCTATGGTTTTATGCACACTTGTCGGTGTGTTTGGTTAAAATTAATTTGCTGCGATGTAATCAGTACCAGTTGTAACTGCTGCAACGTGAGTAGTTTTTAAATTACTTGCTGCTCCTTTTACATCTGGAGTGTCATCATCAGAATCAACTGGTTCGTATAGTAAGATTGTAGATAAGTGGTCTACGTTTCTTTGAACCATCTCGTTTATTTCAGTTTGTGTCATTCCTTCAACGTCCCAAGTTCCAGCTTTTACACCATCAATTAAAGTTACGCTATCAGTTCCTGCTGCTAAACATTCTGTTACTGTTTGTGCCATTCTATTCTCCTTTTAGAGTTTTTAACTCTTGTTTTAATTCATCTACTTGCGTAGACAGTTCTTGTACTGCCTTAATTAAAGGCATAATAAACATATTCTTTTTAATTCTTTGTGTTTCATTGTCGTTTTCATCAACATGCCAACCACCAAAAGTTGTATCTCCATGATTATCTATAGCTTCTTTAACTTCTTGTGCTATAAAACCATGATTAATATAATCTAAATTCTTTTGATTTTCTTTATTGTATTCTGAAGTCATTATTTCTGGGACTTCATTAGATGGTTTCCATTGAAATTTTACAGGTCTTAAATCATTAATAAAACTTAAACCTAATGTTGTATCTTCAATATTTCTTTTTAATCTAATATCAGAACTTCGTGACCAATCTGCATCCGCATCAAAATCGTTAGTAACAACATTACTAGCTTTACCAAAACTAAAATTATTATCTCCACCAGCATTTATATCAATACCAATACATATTTGATTTGAGCCTGTAGCACCATTAACTTCTGATTGATAACCAATCATAATGTTATTTGAGCCTTCTGTAATAGAATCACCTGCAAGACCACCAATACATGTGTTTTGGATGCCTGTGGTTACTGCCCCGCCTGAGTTAATACCTATTGCGGTATTGTTAGAACCTGTGCAAACATCTAAAGCTTGATAACCTATAGCAGTATTACCTACTGCTGTAGTTGCTGTATGTAAAGCATTTGAACCAATAGCTACTGAGGTTGTACCAGTTGTTAAAGAATCACCAGCGTTAGAACCCATAATAGTATTACCACCACCAGTTGTTAAAGCTGTTCCTGCTTGAAATCCAACTGCAACATTAGCAACTCCTGAAGTATTAGAACCCAATGCTGCATAACCAACAGCAGTTAAACTACTAACTGTAGTTAATGCATCTAAAGCAAAAGCACCAATAGCTACATTATTAGCACCTGTAGTGTTTGCTACTAATGCATTCATACCTAAGGCTGAATTACTTGCACCTGTAGTATTTGCGGTTAATGAAGCATGACCAACAGCAGTGTTATTATTAGCTGTGGTGTTAGCATCTAAAGCACCATGACCAACAGCAGTATTTAAAGTACCTGAAGTGTTAGCAAACAAAGAGTTATACCCAAGTGCTGTATTGTTATCAGCTGTGTTCGTATATAAAGAGTTGTAACCCAAAGCAACATTGTTATCGCCTTGTACACCTGATGCCATACTTTGATAACCAACTGAAGTATTACGATGGTGCGTTGTAGTATTGCCCATTGAATTTCTACCAATAGCTACGTTTTGGTCGCCTGTAGTATTAGCGTCTAAAGAGTTTCCACCTACTGCTGTATTTTCAGTACCTGTAGTGTTTTCTATTAAAGCATTATTTCCAACTGCTGTATTATTAGCTGCGGTAGTATTAGAAGCTAAAGCTCTATCGCCTACAGCA